ATAAGGAGAAGACACGTGAGTGCAGCAACAAACTATTTAGAAAATGAAGTCCTAGACCATGTACTAGGCAAAGGAACAAGAGATTTTACAAGCCCAACAAGTTTATATGTTGGATTGCTAACAGCAGTTTCAGATGGTGAAGCAGCTAGTTGGACAGAAGTATCAGGCACCAATTATGCAAGAACCTCAGTAGCATTTGGCGCAGCCAGTTCAGGTTCTGCAACCAATAGTGCAGATGTAGAATTTCCAGCAGCAGGTGCAGGTGGATGGGGTACCGTTACACATATTGCAATTTTTGATGCATCAAGTGCAGGTAATGCTCTATTCTATGGTGCCCTAAGTGCAAGCCGTGCTGTTGACGAAGCAGATATTTTTACAATCGTTGCAGGAAACCTAAGCATCAGCTTAGCCTAATTGAGGGCTAGGCAATGGCTGATAGTTTATACTATGATGAAGGCTATGCCGACCAGGGTTATGTACAAAGGTATATTGACTCTGGCGTTATAGGTGGTTCCTATGTCGAAGATGATTATGTAGTCGTAGATTACATAGAACCTCTTGGCGAAATCACATTCTCATTATCAGCCACTGCAAATTACAAAGTTACCGTCGGCGGCACAAGCTATACATGGACTGATTTACAAGGATTGGTTTGGGATGATTGGCCTTTAGATACATGGGACCCAGATGAACTCAATCTAATCAATAAATTTGCAGTCAGCGCCATAGCTAGTTTACAAAGAAGTGGAGTTGCAAATCTTTCAAGTGCATTCTCCTTAACTGCAACTGCTAGAATTAGTGAATTAGAATCAGCAAGTGCCGCCCTTTCAAGTGCATTTACGGTAGATGCAAGTGGCAGAAGAACACGTTTTGGAAGCAGTTCAATTGCAAGTGCATTTACACAAACTGCCACAGCAAATACAAAAGTCACTGGTTCTGCTTCATTGTCCAGCGCATTTTCAACCAGTGCAAGTGGTAGAAGAACACGTTCTGGCACCAGTTCAATTGCAAGTGCATTCACGGTTACATCAACAGGTACAAGAACTAGAACTGCCAGTGCATCAGCAAGCAGTGCATTCACGGTTGCCGCCAGTGGTAGAAGAACTAGATTGGGTATTGCAACCTTACCTAGCCAATTCACTTTAACTGCACAAGGACATCCATATGATAAAGCAGATGCTCATCTTGATGTTGCATTTTCTGTTAGTGCAAGTGGTAGAAGAACTAGAACAGGTGTTGCCGTTATCAATAGTGCATTTGGTATTACTGCATCAGGCACAAGAAAACGCACAGCCACAGCAAGTATAGGCAGTGAATTTACATTAAGTGCAGATGCAAATAGAATACTATCATTAAGCAGTTCATTGACCAGTGCCTTTACTACCACATCAATTGGCACAAGAAAACGCACAGCCTCAAGCACATTAACCAGTGCATTTGCTCTTACCAGTACCGGATCATTTAAATTCACGGTACCTGCAAATAGACGATTTACCATTGAAAAAGAAACAAGGTCAGGCATAATCTTGCCAGAATCGCGTATATTTGCCCTAGATTCTGAATCACGAATAAATACCGTAGTACCAGAATCTCGTGAAGAAGAAATAGATCAAGAAACAAGAGTATTGGATAATAATTTTTAAGGAAAACCATTATGGCAACTACAACAGGATTTTACAAAGACAATGAAGGTACATTGATAGACAAAGATACAGAAGCAACACTGGATTATTTGATTTCTTGGAGCCAATGGTTACCTTCAGGAGATACAATCTCAACAAGTTCGTGGTCAATTGAAAGCATTTCAGGTGACAGCGATCCACTAGCATCAACAGATACAGGCTCAACTGATACCACAACATCAGTCACTCTTTCAGGCGGCACTTCAGGCAATTTATACAAAGTTTACAATACTATCACAACCTTAGGTGGGTTGACAGATAGAAGATATTTTCGTGTTAAAATATTAGCACGTTCAATGTAAGGAAAATATTATGGACGAAGCACCCAAGAAAAAGAAGGGGAGAGTCAGAGTTGCTGATATCGATCGTGAAACGATTTGGAAATTAGCAAGGATTGGCTGTACACTGCGAGAAATGTCATTTATGACTGGACTTGCAGAGGATACCATTAAGAAAAATTTTGCTCTTGAATTAGAGCATGGTCAAGGAGCTGGTAAAAGAGCCTTGAGAAAGAAACAATTTGAAAAAGCAATGGAAGGCTCAGACCGCATGTTGGTTTGGTTAGGCAAACAATATCTAGGGCAAAAAGATGTTGTTGCAGATACTGATGATGATATGCCATTGAAATGGAGTGATGACTAATGGCAAGTTGGAACTTTGAAATATTGTTGGAAAACAAATGATTTATAAAGGAGATGCCAGTGCCGTTGACTGGACCACAACAAGAAGTTGCAGATGACAAAAGTCGTTTCAAGGTCCTGATCACAGGCCGCCGACGATTTGGCAAGACTCACCTGTGCATGAGAGAGCTGTGCAAACATGCAGCAAAACATCCTGGCAGTATAAACTGGTTGGTTGCTCCAAGTTATAGAATGGCGAAACAATTGACATGGTTGCCATTGCTAGACAAATTGAGTAAATTGCGTTGGATCAAAAAGAAAAATGAAGCTGAATTAACAATCTATTTGAAGAATGGATCTGTGATTGGTTTGCGTGGAGCAGATAATTTTGATAGTTTACGTGGTGTTGGTTTAGATTTTTTAATCATGGATGAGTTTCAAGATATTCCAAAAGAAGCATTCACTGAAGTGTTGAGACCTACATTATCAGACAAAAAAGGCAGAGCTTTGTTTACAGGTACTCCAAAAGGTTATGGATCATGGAGTCACCAATTGTTTACAACAGCACTTCAACAAGATGATTGGAATGCATGGCAGTTCACCACAATTGAGGGCGGCAATGTTGATCCTGAAGAAATTGAAGCAGCACGCCGTGATTTAGATGAACGCACATTCCAAGCTGAATATGAAGCAAGTTTCCATCAGTATGGTGGCGTGGTAGCTTATAATTTTGATTACAAAGAAACAATCAAACCACTGAACAATCCAAACACAGATATTATACATGTAGGAATGGACTTTAACCTTTCTCCTGGTACCGCAGCTATATTTGATATCAGAGGTGACATCATGCATTTCCATGATGAAATATATATGTTGAACTCTAACACAGATATGATGGCAGCAGAATTGAAAGAAAGATATCCAAATAGTCAAATTATAATCTATCCTGATCCTGCGGGCCGTTCAAGAAAATCGGCATCTGCTGGTCGAAGCGACATTAGTATCCTGCAAAATGCAGGTTTTCAAGTAAAAGCGAGACCACGCCATACGCCAGTAAAAGATAGAGTGAATAGTCTAAATGCAAGACTAAAAAATGCAAAAGGTGAAAGAAAATTATTCATCTCTCCACGTTGTAAAAAAATTATTGATAGTATAGGAAGATTGAGCTACATTGAAGGCACAAATCAAATAGACAAAGTTTCAGGCTTGGATCATATGTTTGATGCTGCCTCTTATGGATGCGATTTCTTATTCCCAATTAGAACAGCACATGATACCATGGATGAGCCACAGCGTTGGACATTCGGAACAAGGACCAAAGGGTGGTAAAAAATGAAGAAATCAGAATTAATTGAAGCACATCCAGAATGGAAAGAACGCATCAAGGATTGGCAATTCCTTATGGATAGCTTTGAAGGCGGACATGCTTATTTTGAAGGTGAATACCTCACAAGTTATATCTACGAAAGTAGAGAAGAATATGAAGAAAGATTAAACAATACTGCATTAGACAATCATGTTCGTGCAGTGGTTAGTATCTACAACAGCTTTTTGTTTAGACAAGAACCAAAAAGAGATTTTGGTAGTATAGCAAATGACCCTGGATTAGTGCCTTTCTTAGAAGATGCTGACATGGATGGTAGAAGTTTTGATGTGGTAATGAGAGATGTTTCAACTTATGCAACCATCTATGGTATGTGCTGGGTTGTATTAGATAAACCTGCAACGGTTGTGCAAACAAGAGCAGAAGAATTGCAACAAGGTATTAGACCTTATGTGAGTATTTTTACACCTGAAAATGTATTAGATTGGCAATATCGCAGAGCAAGCAATGGTGCATATTATCTTACATATCTTAAAATATTTGAAGGCAATGATGCTGGTAGAGATGTGTTTAGAATTTACACACCTGAAACAATCACCGTTATGAGCATTGGCAATGGTGATGAAGATGCAATGATTGATACTATTGTACCTAATGAATTAGGCATGGTACCAGCAGTATGTGTTTATAGTCAACGTAGCCAACAAAGAGGTGTAGGTATCAGTGATGTTACTGATGTTGCTCGTATGCAAAAATCAATTTACAATGAATTATCAGAACTTGAACAGCTAGAAAGAATTAGCAATCATCCAAGTCTTGTAAAAACACCAGGCGTGAGGGCTCATGCCGGTGCTGGTGCTTTGATTGATATACCAGAGGATACTCCAGAAGGATTGCGTCCTTATCTGTTACAACCATCAGGTGCCAGCATTGATAGTCTTCTAAATTCAATCAATCAAAAAATTGAATCAATTGACCGTATGAGTCACATGGGTGGAATTAGAAGTATTGAATCACGTAGATTGTCAGGAGTAGCATTGGCAACAGAATTCCAATTGTTGAATGCACGTCTTGCTGAAAAAGCAGACAATTTAGAACATGCTGAAGAACAGATTTGGCGTATCTATAGCATGTGGCAAGGTGCAGTTTGGAATGGCAAAATTGATTATCCTGATAGCTTCAATATACAAGACAAATACAATGATATGAACATGTTGAAACTTGCAAAAGATGCAGGCGTAAAAGATCCTATATTGAATAGAGAAATTGAAGATAAGATGTTGCGTATTATTGTTGATGAAGATAGATATCTAGAATTACAATCTGTTCCACAAAAAGATGCTGTTATTCATACGCCTGTAACCAATGCACCTGATCTAGTTACACATATCAGAGAAATGGTACAGGTAGGTTATACAGATGATGAAATTCTAGCATTGCATCCAGAGTTATCAGAGGTGTTTGTTACAACAGGTGAGTTTCAACCAATTACAGGCGCAATAGAATGATCATAGAAATTCCAGAATATGATGAAATGGAACGTGAATTCTTATTCGTTATGGAAGACTCGGAAATCCATCAAAAGATTATAGATCAATTTAAAATTTATATTGTTGAAAATGAGAAATGGATGAAAAAGGCAAACTTTGAGGCAAGTATAAGGGCAAGAAATGCATTATTAGAATTGCATAAACTCAGTAGAAAACGCAGGGCTGAGATCACTGAAGAAAGACAGGATTTGGGTTTGATATGAAACAATTTGAAGATTTAGATAAACGTCTTGCATTGCTAGAACAAAAATTAGATTTGGTTTTAGATAATCATCTATCGCATATGGAAAAAGATATGCGTATGATCAAAAGCATATTGGGTGCTACAGCATTGGCAGTATTTGTTCAATTTTTAGCCTTGTTATCAGGAATGTTGTAATGCCAGTAATAAAAAGACGTGGAGGCTATAGTTGGGGGCAAAAAGGCACTATAGTTAGAACAAGAAAAAAAGCAGAATCAATAGGAAGGGCAATCGAAATGGCCAAAATGAAAAAGAAGAAAACCAAACGTAGAGGCGGAAAATAAACACAATTTTTATTATCTGCATAAATACTTTTGCGAATAACTCGTAAGAGGATTTCGGTGACTTCGACCATTAACAGGAGGTATAAATGAGCGAACATGAAACAGATATTGGGGCCACTGGTGAGCCCAATGAAGAATTCACTTCAGAAACAACCCAGGCCGAGACGACGGATAAGACGTTTACCCAAGATGACGTCGACAAGATTGTACGTGATAGATTAGATCGTGAACGCAAGCGATTTGAGAAAAAATACGGTGATGTAGATATTGATCGTTATCGACAATTGACACAACGAGAAGAAGATGAACGCATTGAGCAGCAAAAGCAGCGAGGTGAGTTTGAAAAAATTCTTCAAGAAACGGTGGCAAAGAAAGATCAACAATATCAAGAATTACAGCGCCAACTCACAGAGATCAAAGTTGACGGTAGCCTACTGAATGCAGCAAGTAGCAATAGAGCTATCAATGCACAACAGGTTTCAGCATTGTTGCGTAATCAAGTGAGACTAGGTGAAACTGGTGAAGCTGAAGTTACAGATAGCAATGGAAATGTCAGATACACTGATGATGGCATGCCAATGACGGTGAATCAACTTGTGGATAGTTTTCTAAAAGAAAATCCACATTTTGTAGCAGCTGGTCCAAGCGGATCAGGAACGTCAAGTGCCACTGAAAGTGCTAGTCGAAAAGGTATGGGTAACATCGATCCGAGTCAATTGAACATGAATAATCCTGAGGATCGCAAGATCTATAAGGATTATATGAAAACAAGAGGCATAAGGATTTAAAGGAGATTAACCAATGGCCAATACAACTTCAACAACACTAGCAGCTCTGTTTAGTGATATTCAACAAACAGCATTGTTCACAATGCAAGAAGCGGCGTTTATGCGCCCATTGATCCGTAACTTTAACCTTGTAGGTCAACCAGGCAAGCAAGCAAAAGTCGGTATCTACCCAGCAGTATCAAGCGGCTGGACAACTGGTGAGAACACAGACATCTCAACAGCAACAACTATCACAGCGGTAGAAAAAACATTTGCAGCAGACGAAGTAGCAATCATGGCAACTTTGACTGATACTGCACGTGATTCAGCAGATGATGATGTAGCAGCAAGCATCGGTCGTGTACTAGGTGAGTCACTAGCTCGCAAAGTTGACACAGATATCGCAGCTCTATTCTCAGGCTTCAGCACAACTATTGGTGCAGCAACTCAGCCAGAATTAACAGCTGACCTAATCTTCCAAGCGGTTGCAAATCTACGTACAAACTCAGTAATGGGTCCATATGTAGGTGTATTCCACCCAAATCAAACATACAACCTGAAGAAGCAATTAACTAACGCAGGTTCAACATTGAGCCACAACCTATCAGATCTAGGTAATGCAGTATTAGATGCAGGTTATATTGGTCGCATCGCAGGTGTTGATATCTTTGAATCAGCAGTTGTAACTGGTGACTCAACAGGTGCTTACGTTGGTGCAGTTATGCATTCAGACGCTCTAGCATTTGCAATGAAGAAAGACCTAACAATTGAAACACAGCGTGACGCAAGTCTACGTGCAACAGAGATAGTCGCCAGCATGACCTATGCGGTAGGTGAACTACAAGACCTACACGGTGTTCAAATCATCGCAAACGCAGTAATTGAAGCTATGGGGTAGGTGAACTACAAGACCTACACGGTGTTCAAATCATCGCAAACGCAGTAATCGACTGATCATTAGTCTCATAAATGATAGAATAGGGCCTACGGGCCCTATTCTTTTGACCATATTTTATGAATTCGTGTTCTTTCGACACCATATTTTTTTGCAAGATCTCTGATATAACCGTAAGGTGGTTTTCCAACAGGCTTTGCATCAATAATCTCTTGTCTTTGAATGTTTGATAATTTTGCATTTGGATTTAGTTCTCCATTAAACCAATCCTTGCCAGCAGCAATATCATCTGCTCTATTTTCCTTCATTGTACCAGGTTCAAGGTGTGCTGGATTTACACACCGTTTATTGTGACACAAATGGCGTATCATCAAGCCATCTGGTATAGCACCAACTTCCTGCTCATAAACCCAGCGGTGTGCTTGATGTCGTATCATCAAGCCATCTGGTATAGCACCAACTTCCTGCTCATAAACCCAGCGATGTGCCTGGACCCAATTTCTTTTTTTGTTGTTCCATTTTTTACCATAACCATCAGCACCTATTGTGCCAGTCCATTCTATACAATCTATCATTTTAACCTCATATGTGTACCATATAAAGTATATTGTATAAATATACACATGTCAAGAAGGACTTGACTTGATACCCTATAGTAGGACTAGAGGAGGCCCAAATGGCTTTAACAATCGCAACAATAGCGGATGTCTTAGAATATGAACCTGACATCCAAGAATACGGCATTTTCGACTGGGATGATGCACTAGCAAAAGGCAAAGAAGACGTGTTACGTCATTTGCGTATTGAATGGTTTCCAACCCAGCAAATTGGTAAATTTGATATCACCGTAATCGGTCTAAATGTAGAAATGGAAGAAGACAAACTGGATCCTGCGCAATTAAAACGAGCGCATGTTTACAGAACTCTAGCCTATTATATCTTTCCTAGATTAAGCAAATTTGAACCTGAATTAGATGTGTTCCAAATGAGAATGGAACACTACAGAAATCTGTGGAGAGAAGAAATAGATGATGTAATCAAGGATGGTGTACACTATGATATTGATAGTGATGGCACATTCAGTGATTTAGAAAAAGAGTCCACCTACTTTGGCCGATTGAGAAGATGATATGAGTTTTAGAAATGATATTGCAGACGATATAGTCAAAACCCTAAAAGAAATAACAGATCCTCGTCCTATTTTAGTTACACGTGAGCCATTTGATGTTGAAAAATTGGCTATCACGCAATTTCCAGCGATCATGTGCAATTCAGGTAATGAAGCACGTGATGATTATGACATGGCATTTCGTTCCGGTACAATCACATATACCGTTAGAGCATTTGTACGTGGAGCAACAGAATTAGATCGTCAAAAAAACGATTTGATAGAAGCAATTTCAGAAGCATTAGAAACAGATAGACGTAGAGGTACCAGTAATCCTGGTGTTAATACTTTGGTTGCTAATGTTGAAGTTGTTGATAGACTTCCTCCTTTAGCAGAGGTGGTCATCACTATCTTGGTGAGATATAGATACCGCAAAGGAGTAGAATAATGTATGTAGAAATTACAAAAGATGGTGTTTCTCAAAAAGTAAAAGAGAGATATTTACAGAACTTTCTTGATCGTGGTTGGAAAGTCACAGGATCAAAAAAGAACAAACCAGCAGTTAAGGTTGAGGCCACTGCTGAAGTCAAGCCTGTAGAAGATGAACCAAAATGGGACATCAACGAAGAGGAATGGGCTGAATCAGAAGAAGCTATGATAACAAATAAAGGAGATTAATTATGGCGAGTTATGAAGGTAGTGCAGGTACCGTTAAAATCCAAAGCGGTTCGGATGCATTAACAGCAATCGCTTCAGTGCGCAGCTGGAACATGGAAATCACACGTGAAGTTGTAGAAGACACTTCTATGGCATCAGGTGGTAACAGATCTTACAAAAAAGGTCTACAAACATTTGCAGGATCAATGGATATCGTTTATGACGATTCAGAAAACACAATCGTGTCTACTGCATTGAACCCAGATACAGATGACACCGTATCAGTTGAATTGTACAGCGAATCAGCTACAGATACAACTAAATTTGCAGGCAATATCATCATCACTAGTTACAGCGTAACAGCAAACTATGATGGTATCACAGAAGCCAGCATTTCATACCAAGGTACTGGTGCTATTACAACAGCAAGCATCTAAGGTATAATATGTCAGTAGGTATTAAAATAGAAGGCACAGATATCAGTAGATGGTTAGCTGATGTGGTCGAAAAAGAAAAGACTGCATTAAAAGCTGATTATAAAAGTTCTGTGGTTCCTAGAACACCTATTGACACAGGCCGTGCAAGACGTGGATGGCAAACTAGACGATCAGATATTAGGAACGATGTACCCTATATCAAACGATTAGAAGGTGGTTATTCACGTCAAGCACCTAAAGGTTTTGTCAAACAGGCAGTAACCTCAACTATTGATAAGAGCAAACAAAGGAAATATTGATGAGCAACCCTAACGTGCTACAAAAAGCAACTCAACACTATCAAAACCAAATCAAGAACATGAGCAACATTGATGTTCCTGAATGGGATACAAAAATATGGTTTAGACCAGTAACCACTTTGGCACTTGAAGCCCAGGTTATTGATCTAGCTAAAAAAGACAAAACCGTTGAAGCAATGGTGGTCACAATTATCAACAAGGCACGTCATGAAGACGGAACATTAATGTTCAATAAACATGATAAAACTGCATTGATGAACGAAGTAGATCCAAAGGTTATATTGCGTATTGCAGAAAAAATAAATGGCGGCGCATTACCAAAGCCTGAGGAGCTGGAAAAAAACTAAAGGAAGATCCTGGTCTTTTATTTGCTATGCGGCTTGCAAAAGATTTGGGTCGAACTTTAGAAGAAATATTAGAGATAAGTTCTCTGGAATTGGCAATGTGGGTAGCATTCTACAACATTGAAAATAAAAAAGCCAGAGACAAAATGAGGAAACAGAAGCATGGCAGACGCTGAAATTATTGTCAAGATAGTAGACCAGACTAGAGGTGGTATCAGTGGTGTCACTGGTCAAATTGATGGTCTAAATCGTAGTGTTAGTAGTTCCTCTTCATCTCTAGATGGTATGCAAAAAAGAATAGTTGCAATTGGTACAGCGATTGCAACTAGTTTCGTCGTAGGTAAGGTTGTAGAAGTTACAGCTAGATTTGAAGACCTCAAAGATAGTTTAACCAGTGTTACAGGTAGCATTCAAGCTGGTGAAAATGCATTCAGTTTTATTCAACAATTTGCAACACAAACACAATTCGGCGTTGATACATTAACCGAAACATTTATTAAATTAAAAGCAGCAGGTATTGAACCAACTGCTGAATTATTAACAACATTCACTGATACCGCTGCGGTTACAACAGACCAAATTGGTTCATTGACTGCGATAACTGATCTATTTGCAAGAACTACATCAGGTGGTTTAGGTTTAGAAGAACTTAATAGACTTGCAGATAGAGGTATTCCTGTATTCAAAATCCTAGAAGAACAACTAGGTTTAACAAGATTAGAAGTCAGTGAATTTGGTAAAACTGCAGAAGGTGCAAGAATTATCACCGATGCATTGATACTGGGTTTGAATACAGAATTTGGCGGTGCAACACAAGAACGTTTGGACAACCTTTCAACAGCAATGAGCAACTTTGGTATAGCTGTTGATAATGCATTATATTCATTTGGTGAAGGATTGCGTCCTGCATTGGTTGAAGCCACAACTGCACTAACCAATTTTATTGCACAAAATGATGAATTAATTGCAAGTTTTGGTAGATTAGTAGGAGAAGGTTTAACTTTTGTTATCGAGAATTTAGATGCAATAGTTATAGCAGGTACTGCATTGTTTACAATGTTTGCAGTGAACAAAATTGTTGCAATTACCACTGAATTTATAGCATTAGGTGCCGCAGTAAAAGCATTTGCCTTGGCATTGGTTGCCAATCCTATAGGTGCGACCATAACCGCAATCGGTCTCGCAGTGGCAGGAATAATCATTTATTGGGATGAATTGAAAGCGGTTGCAGTTGGTGCATTTGATGCAATAGTAGCAGCTGGCGAAACGGTTTGGGAATGGATGACCAGTTTTGCCGAAACCGTAATAAATGGTGTTGTAAATGGATTTTTAGATTTAGGTGTTGCAGCAGGCAGCGTATTTTCTGGTATTGTTGCTGCAATTAAAGATCCATTCAATGCAGTTGAAGCCTTTAAAGAAGAAATTCGCAAAGGCAAAGAGCAAATGGAAGCCAATAATGTTGTGGTTGTTGACTTTGGCAGAAAAATGGATGCATTGGATGCAGAAGTTAGAGATGCAACAGATGGTACCACAGCAAATACAGATGCACTACAAGACAACGAAGGTGCCGCAATTGATGCTGCTGATGCAACTGATGATCTAGCAGATGCTAAAAACAATGAAGAAAATGCTGAAGATGATTTAACAGATGCAGTTCAAACCAACACAGATGAATTAGAAGACAACGAAAGTGCAACCGCAGCATTAAGACGTAGCCAACAAGATTTAGAACGTCAAACCAAAGCTGTAGAAGGTGCATTTGCTGATTATAGTAAAGAATTAGAACGTTCAGTTGAATTAGCAGGTATGAGTGCTGATGCTAGAGAATTAGAAACTGAAAAAATGCGTGGCCTAGAAGCAATGGCCCGCGAATTGGGCATTACGGTTGCTGAATTAGATGCTACACAAAGAGCAGAAGTAGAAAATTATGTTGCAGATCAAATTAAAAAGCGTCAGGCTGCTGAAGAAAGTGCAGATGCAATTCGTGAATTTGAACGTGATACTCAAAAATTAATTAGAGACCAATATGAAGCAACAACTACAAGAAGCAAACAATTAGAAGACGATTTACAAGCATATATCAAACAAGCAAGAGAAATGGGTGTATTAGATCACCAATCAACTCAAGATGCTATTGCAAGTTATGAACGCCAAATCTATGATGAACGCAAAGATGAACATGAACAATTAATGCGTGATTTCAAAAATGAGTATAGCGCAGTGCATGATGATATGTTTGGGTTGCTAGAAGATTTTACAGGTAAATCACGCAGTGAATTAGAAAGATATAGTCAATATTTTAAATTATTAACAGGCACAGACCTAATGGGATCATGGGATAACATGATTACTGGTATGATTGCTGGTACAAGTAATCTTACAACTGGTGTTACCAATGAATTGAATACTGGATTGGTACCAGGTGTCACTGGTATATTTGGTGGTTTAGGTAATTGGATTGACGGATTCTTTAGAAGTGGTACACCAATGCTAGGAGGTGTTGGTAGTTTTGTTGATAGTATCTTAGGTTTATTTGGTCAAAGTGGATTATTTGGTGGTATTCAAAATATATTTGGCGGAATAGGCAATTGGATTTCAGGATTCTTTGG